CACATAAAACAACTAATGCTCTTCTGCGTTCAGCTCTGGTCCATAAGAACAACTTGCAACATTGATTATCAAATTCAGCATCATAGATGCCGTCTTCTAAATCCTCGTTTGGTTCTAATGTAGAGAACAAATCAAATCCTACAATTTCTTCTAATTTGCCGTGCATATAAGCAGAGCTGAAGAAGTGAGCATCCTTTTGGTAAAGGTCAAACTTCTCACCTAATTCCTGATCACTATATCTAGTGTCAGGGATAATTGTCAATTTAGTAAGGGAGTTCATGTTCCTCCCTTTGTCTATCACACCACTCATTCATTTTGAATACATAGTCCTCATCATTACATAATTGATGAAACAATGCATCACCAATAGGAGAACAAGCCTCTCTTAAATCGTAGAATTTGGTGATGTCACCTTTGTTAACCCTTGCAATCACATTAAGTGCACAACTTTGAATATCATTCAAACTGTTTGCAATTGATTGAGAATCAAGGCTATTCTCGTGGATGTGGTTTTTTGCTACATTAGCATAGTTGACCACATAACTAATAAATCTCTGTGTGCTTTCTGGTGTCATAGACAGTTTTATTTATTATTGTTGTTTTTAATTGAGCCTGTGCTGTACCCCCAATAAAGGAACAACAGCATTAATACAAAGAAGAACCCCATATTAATGGGATTCTTCTAGCACTGATTCACGAACTTCTGGATGATTACTCCAGTCAATGTACTGTAATACAGTAGGTGGCATTATGTAGTATCCATCACCTTTAATCATATAACCCTCTTTGTCTTTGACAGAGTAGATTATATCACCAACAGATAATGACCTAATTCCCAACTTACTGTATTCTTCATTGTGGTTCTGACATTTTGAAAAAACATCAGACAAAGACTTTGCATTTAAAAAATGGACAGGAGTATATTCATATACACCTCTTTCACAATTGTGGTTCATTGCACCACCAAAAGGCATGTATACAACATAATTGTCACTTGCGTCATGTACTTGTTTTACTTCATCTATTAATCTAGAATAAGCAACAATTACATCATCCATTTCATCCTGCAAACTTTGGAATCTGGTTTTGGTATGTCCTGGAGGAACTTCACTCCATTCACCATTAAACCTTACTTTCTTGGTGATTACTTGCATCACCTCGCTCAATTCTTCTAGTAGGTTCATTTGAGCATCACCCTGATTTTTGTACTGTGCCATATATGTGTGTGTTTTAAGAGTTATCAATTTAATTATCCTTTGCAATAGTTGCAGTATCATTCTCTATCCCCGTTCATACCACAACTATGCATTGGATTGTTATCCTTCGTATGACTGATTTTCAAGTGAATTCAAATCACACTCATTCTTGAGATCAGTGTACAAATGTGGAGGAATGTCAGGTCTTGACATATGACACCACCATTCAGAGCCATCATACTCTTTACGCTCCATCCAAGTCTGGTCACCAAACCATATGGTTCCCTGTAGTTCCATACCACCATAACCTGCATCATACATAAAGTCTAACTTACTTAATAAGTTATCCCAATCTTGTTGTGTATAACAAACTGGAAGTTTTAACTCCTTTGCAGGTGGTGGAGTTTCATCATACATCTCCCATAAGGAACAAGGAGAGTAAGAGATTTCTAAAGCAACAACAGACTTGTTACCTATTACTCTTAATAATTCTTCTTTGGCATTTGTGTTTGCTCTTGACATATTTTTAGTGTTTTGTGTTTTACACCTAAAACTTTACCACCTTAACTCACAAGAGAGTATAGCATAATAAAGAAACTGGTGTCCTCAACAACTTGGAAAGTTATTAAGTTTTTTAGTCAGGGCTGGTTACCCAAGGCCTGGATACTGTATTACTGTAAGTAGTAACAATAGTAATAGATAGAAACAACAAACTAAGTCTGCTAATGTGTTAGTGATGCTACGCATATTACTGTTTAGGGAACTTAAGAACTATTGTACTATATTCTATTGCTATCTACTGCCAGTCAAATTTGTCAAAATGTGAGAATGTTGAGAGACTGTCAATGATACACTGGTTGGTGTACCATTGATAATCAATCACTTACAGAGATTTAGCCTCCAAAGTCTGCACCATCTGCAGTAGTCTCAGCCTCAGTTTCCACTGGGTCTGTATTGATGGCCTGCATAATGCTGCCTTTCTCTACTTTGACTAATGGCTTAACTGTTACAGCTGGGTTCTGCTGCGAAGGTTGCTGAATAACTGACTTCTTTAATTCAAAGTCTTCAGAAGACACTGCTTTGTAGACATCAATTAAGTTGCCTTTCTTGTCTTTTGCTTTGCTTTTCTCAAGGTCAATCACATTACCTTCAAACTGTGCACTGAAGAATAATGGTAGACCATCTTCATCTGCAACAAAGTTTTCTGCTTGTGTTGTTTCGTAATCTTCAAGCTGTTCTGGTGTAGCTTGAATTACTTTGTACACATAGACAGTAACCCAATCGTTAATCTTGTCATTGTACTTTCTGTACTTGTTGATGCGTTTTGCTTTCATCTTTTAATATGTATTAATGTTAATTCCAATCTTATGTTGTGAAGGTATAACTGCAGCGAGCGCAGCGAGCGTAATGCAAGAGACAATCAGAAGGTCTGACCCTCTGACTGTCTGAAAAGCTATCTCTAATTACCAACGACTTCCATTCTGCCATTCCTTTAATGTGCAGCTGCTTTCGTATGCTTCCAGCACTTCAGTCTCATTACCATCTTCATCTCTTACTCGTTTCATACCTGAATACTTGACAACCTCAGTATACTTGTCATAATCAACAACATACTTATGAATTATGCCTGGTGCGCATTTAGCATGTGCAATTCCTAATACTGGTGATTCATAGACACCCAACAACACCTCAGTTGCAACAATGTAATTGTCAGTCTGTGAAATAATATCCATCAGTGCAGTGATAGTCTCTGGACTGCTGAATGATGTTCTTAATGCTTTTTCAATGATCTTTGAATGCTTTGCAAATTCTGTGTTCTTTTTCATATTTTATTTTGAGTTTTTATTTCAGAAGGACAACAAGTCTGATGTCAGAAGGACAACAATTCCTGCTGAATGATATGTTGTGAAGTAATAACTGTAGCGAACGCAGTGAGCGTATGTATCCCTGTTAAGGGATGCCAGGCAGAGGCCTGAGCCCGAAGCATTAGGAGAATGCTTCAGGCTCTGTGCCTGCCAAGTCTGCCTCAGCAGAACTGAACTCCTGCGTAGCAGGTTCAGGTTGCTGTGCAGACTCAGACTGCTCCTGAGCAGGCTGACTTGACACCAAGCTCAAGGGCTTTAGCCCTTTGAATGGCTTGGGCTTCTGGCGTTTAGCCTGAAGTTCAAGACGTTCAGCTTGGGTTAGCACGTTGTGAAATTTTGCATAGCTGCCTTTGGCAGATTGCACAATTTCAATAGTGCAGGTATCAGAGGAAGCATCAAGCGTCCTATGCGTGAAAGTCAGTCCGTCAGGACTTACTTGAGCAAATGGGATGCGCTGTTGCGACTGATACCATTCAATGTGTGAATTGACGTAGTCAATCACATCAGGTGAAACCTGATTTACATTGAATGAATAAGTGGCTTGGCCACTGTTTGAGTTGAAGTTGATTAAACTTCCTTGGTTTGTGATTTTCATAATGTTTGAATTAAAGATGTAGGTTGAAAGCTGTAAAGCAATAACAGTAGCGAGCACAGCGAGCGTGTTTGTTCTGCAAAAGCAGAGAAACTCATTTGTTAATGAGTTCTCTGTATTTTGCATAGATGGCTTTGACAGCCTTGTCATAGCCATCTTTCAATGATGCGCTGATAACGTAGTTATCAAGCATCATAGTAAGGTTCTTAGGTGATGAATTCTTCATAGCTGAATAGATTAGAGTTAGTACTGACTGATTTGTTGTAAAGAAATAACTGTAGCGAGTGCAACGAGCGTATGCTCTCTCTGTTAAGAGAGATGCACTATGCTGATAATGCATAGCGATTGTCAAGATAGTCATAGACTTCTTGACCAATAGCTATCATTAGCATGATGCTGGTGAAAAATGCGAAGATGCAGAAGGGCACGGAGTGCACGACATCTGAGTATTTTACACTGAACAGGATTGCGATGCTAATCGCTAATACTGTAAGTATCACTGCAGTAGCAATGATAGTAGCAAGGATGGTTTTGATGAGTTTCATAAGATAGATAGTTAACTGAACCTCACGTTGTGAAGACATAACTGTAACGAGCACAGCGAGTGATGTGTGTTGTTTGTCTTAGCCAAAGAATTCTTTTTATGATCAACCAGGATTTGGCAGCTTGCCTGCCTAAGCATGGGGGTACCCAGCTCTCCATGCTTGGTGGGGGAGGCTTTGACTAGGTCCCCAACACCTTCTCCTATATGCAATATTTTAGGGGGGGATACTAACAGCTGTTAATAATTATTTTAAAGTTAAATTTGCAAGATTTAAACTTTATATGTATATTTGTAGTATGACATTCATTATAGGATTTGTATTGGGTGCTGTAGCAGCACACTGGTACCACACTAAAGACAAAGGAAATGATGGAAAAGATTTTGCTTAGTATAGTTATACTAAACAGTGTAGTCATCATTAACCTGATCATTTATTACTTTACAACATATAAAAAAAATGGAAAATCAAACTAAACCAGAACCATCAAGAGAGCAAATCATTGAGTGGTACAAGAATGAGATTGAGTTAGCTTCCCTTAGAGCTGAGCTTTCTAAATTACAGAGAGATGCTACAGTATCCGAGGCTGAGAGATTACAGGCTGTTATGGTGATTGCACAGATCACGCAGCAACCTCCAGCAGAAGATGGGCCAACAGAAGCACCTAAAGAAGGTGAAGCAAAAACTAGATCTTTAAAAAGAGATGCTCCTTTAGAGGAAGTACATTAAAAAACAAGGGGAGTCACAAGCTCCCCTATTAGTTTATTATGGACATAAACAAAATAACAAGGAAGATTAGATTAGATTCTATGCACACTGCTGTTAAGTATCAGCTTATCACTGAGCTTGTGTTCTTAAGAAAGCAGACCATCATAGATTCTGATCTTACATATCTCACGCTATTAGTGGAGTGGGGTCCCATGCCATTAAAACAATTCTGTAATAATGTAGTGGTGTATTTATTTGGAATTGAATCTATGACTGATGTTGAGAAGCACCCAGTCAGAGTGCAGAATGTGCGCAATAGATTAGGGGTTCTGGAAAAGCGTGGATTAGTGATAAAAGATGGTAAGGGTAAGAAGATGATATCTTTCAGCCCTGCTATTAAGTTAGAATCCACTGGAAACATATTATTAGAATATAACTTTTTATACATTGAAACCAAAGAAAGTAAAGGATTTAATTCCAGAGTTGAGCCAGAAACTGCAGCTCTCTGAGCTTGAAATCAAATCAGTGTTGGATATCTATTGGGATAAGGTTAGAAAGAATTTAAGTTCTATAGAAAATAACCATGTGTATTTAAAAGGACTAGGTACATTGTATCTTAAGCCATGGATGGTGGAGAAGAAGATTAAAGTGAATGAGCATATAATAGATAGATACATTCAGAATCCAACAACAGGTGGCCTCACCATTCTAAATGGTCTGATGAAAGACAATTTAAAATTGAATGATGCTAAAGAAAGACTAACTGAAGAATCAATTAAAAAAGAAAACATCAAATATGAAAGGCGTAATCAGAATCTGGAAGGAGAAGAACAAAATTCTTGAGGGCATTAGGAATAATATTTTCAAGAAAGCTGATGTAGAACACATTGCAGCTGAGAGGATAGAAATATGCTCTACTTGTCCTCACATAGATACAGAAGGTAGCAAATGTATGGTACCAGGTACTAGTCCATGCTGTGGATTATGTGGATGTTCACTATCTTTAAAGACAAGATCTTTATCGTCATATTGCGATGATAAAAGATGGGATGCTGTCTTGTCAGAAGATGAACAAGAATTAGTTGACAGACAAATATCACTAGAAGATGATACGCTATGATACGATTTGATCCAGAAAAACACTCTTATATTGATGATCAATCTCAGGTTTACTTGAGTTCTACTAAGTTAATTGGTATGTACAAGCCACCTTTTGATGGACCAACAGCTGCTGCTAAAGCAACTAAGAATAGAAAGAGTAAGTGGTATAAAATGCCAGTAGAACAAATCTTAGAAGTATGGAATCAAGAATCTAATCGCAGTCTTGTATTAGGTAATTGGTACCATGACCAGAGAGAGAAAGATTTGCTCAGTTGTAAAACTATTTCTTATAATAATTTTGATCTTCCAATTTATACCTCTCATTATAATACCGATGGGTATAAAATAGCAGGAGATCAAAAGTTAGTAGATGGAATTTATCCAGAACATTTTATATACTTAGCCTCTGCTGCTATTGCAGGACAGAGTGATAGAGTAACAATCTCAGGTGGTAGAGTGGACATCCTTGATTATAAAACCAACAAAGAAATCAAGACTCAAGGATTTAAAAACTATGAGGGCATAACACAAAAAATGTTATTTCCACTCAGCCACTTGGATGATTGCAATCTGAATCATTATACATTACAGTTATCATTGTACATGTATATTATATTAAAGCATAATCCAATCCTAACTCCAGGCAATTTAACCATTCAACATGTTATCTTTGAAGAGGAGTTTGATAAAGATCCTTATGGATACCCTCTCTATGTAAAAGATGAAGAAGGTAATCCAGTAGTTAAAAATGTAGTGACCTATGATCTTCCTTATTTAAAGGATGAAGTAATTACAATGTTAGAACATTATAAACAAAATAAAAAATGAAATTAAAAGGTAAAAGAGTATTACTGTCAAGGCCAGTAATAGAGAAATCTGCAATTGAGTTAACTCCAGAAGTTCAAGCAAGTCTTGATCAAGAGAACATGAAGAAGTGGACACACTTAGAAGTGTTTGCTATTGGTGATGCAGTCACTGATATTAATGTAGGTGATGTAGTGTATCTTCCTAAAGGAGCTATTGAACAATGTGATATCCTAGAAGTAGAAGGAGAGGTGAAGTTGATGACTAGTGATTTCCAAATTGCTATTGTATGGTAAAACTATTTGATATTGCAAATGGGGTGGTGATACCATCAGAACATTGCTACACTCTTAAAGATCTTAAGGCTGTTATGGATAACTATCCAGACAATCATGTAGATGTTTATGCATATATCTTTTATATGACTTGCCCTAATCCAGAATTAAATCCTTTCTTTGATGTTGTAGAACATGAGAAAGAAGAACTAGTTATGCGGCAATTAAAGCCTACATTCACCGCAGAAGATGCGGTGATTGTTAGAGCTATTACTCTATGTCAGAAATTATATGAGACACCAACTCTTAGATCTTACATGGGTATCAAGAAGATGTTAGATAGACTTGCTATGTATATGGAAACAGCACCTATTGAAGCTGGTAGAGATGGTAACATCATGGCTCTTGTTAATACAGCAGCTAAGTTTGAAGATATCAGACAAAGCTTCAAGGGTGCTTACAAAGATCTTATGGAAGAACAACAATCAACTGTCAGAGGAGGACAAAACTTAGCATATGACCAATAAAGACTGCTTGTATGACTGGTTATTTCACTATAACCACTACACAAAAATGTGGGCTGCATTCAGAAGAGAAGATAGTAATGAATACTTTTCTAATGGTGAGAACCCAAACTTAAAAGTTTATAAGTCTACTAAAGTAGAAACACTCATTGATATACTTATCAAGTTTGAGTGTGATATTAAGAAGATTGACAAGATTCAAAATAACTAATGGATTACTTCATTAAAATACCTACCTATAATGCAGATACCAAACTCTGGTCTTACACGCTTTACAATACGAGAGAAGAATTTGTTCAATACCTCAAATCCATTTTCAAAGAACCAGGCAAATATGAATTTGATGAAACCAGCTTCTTATTCAATGAACAGGCTAGAGCCTTTAACAAAAATAGATTTTACTGTGCGGCCCCTGTTAGATCAAAAGACTTCATTCATTACTGGGATACAGAAAAAGAAAAATGTAGGATGGGGGTTATGTTCATATCTAAAGGTAAGAGTTGGTACCTTAGTAGGGACTATTACATGTGGCTTAACTTCCTTCCTATCTACAATAAAGAGATTGCTAGGTTTGGATTCCCAGATGTAAGAGATGCTCAGTATCACATGGCCTTGTATGAAGACCTTGCAAAGTATTCATATAAGCATGTAGCTATTCTAAAGAAAAGACAGATAGCATCTTCTTATTACCACGCAGCCAAGATGATTAATGGATTTTGGTTTGAAGAAGGTTGGATTAATAAGATGGCTGCTTCTCTGAAAGACTACATTAATGAGAAAGGTACATGGAGGTTTTTAGATGAATACAGAAACTTCTTGAATACACACACTGCTTGGTACAGGCCTTCACAACCAGATAAGACATTTAACTGGGAACAGAAGATTGAGATTAGTCAGGGTGGTAGAAAGAAAGATGTTGGATTAAAGTCAGTAATGCTCGGAGTTACCTTAGAGAAGGATCCTACAAATGGTGTTGGGGGTCCTTGTTCTTTTTTCTTCCATGAGGAAGCAGGGATTGCACCAAGAATGAATGAGACTCTAGAGTACTTGTTACCAGCTTTGAAATCTGGTATGATTTACACAGGTATGTTTGCTGTTGCAGGATCAGTGGGTGACTTAGATCAGTGCGAACCACTGAGAGATGTCATATATAATCCTGATTCTAAGGATGTACTAGGGGTGGAAACCAACCTAATGGATGATCAAAATCAGATTGGTGTATGTGGTTTATTCATACCTGAGCAGTGGTCCATGCAACCTTGTATTGATGAGTATGGTAACTCATTGGTGGAGAAGGCATTAGAAATGATCATAGAAGAAAGAAAGATTTGGAAGAAGACACTAAAAGCTAATGATTATCAGCTGAGGATATCTCAGAAACCAACTAATATCCAAGAAGCATTTGCTACAAGAAGTGCATCAGTTTGGCCACTCCATTTAGTAACTCAACAGATTAGAAGAATAGAGGATAGAGAATATTACTGTGAAGCTGTGGAATTAGAATATGATCCTCAAGGTAATATAGAATCTAAACCAACTAAGAGATTACCTATTAGTGAATTCCCTATTTCACCTAGAACAGAACATAAAGAAGGTGCAATTTTAATATGGGAAAAGCCTATGAAAGATGCACCATTTGGTACATATTATGCATCAGTGGATCCTGTGGGCGAGGGTAAGACAACTACATCTGATTCATTGTGTAGTATATTTGTTTACAAAAGTCCTGTACAAATAACAAAAAGAAAGTTAGATGGTAGTGTAGAAAATGCTATTGAGGGAGATAAGTTAGTAGCATCCTGGTGTGGCAGACATGATGATCTTACTAAAACACATGAAACTCTAGAGAAGTTGATTGTATATTATGGAGCATGGACAATAGTGGAAAATAATATATCTTTATTTATCCAACACATGATTCATAAGAAGAAGCAGAGATACTTAGTACCTAAATCACAAATCTTATTCTTAAAAGATTTGGGTTCTAATAATAATGTGTTTCAAGAGTATGGTTGGAAGAATACAGGAACATTATTTAAAGGACATCTTATATCTTATGGTGTACAATTCCTAACAGAAGAAATAGATCATGAGACAAAAGAGAATGGAGAGATTGTAAAGACTACTTATGGTGTGGAAAGAATCCCTGATCCTATGTTGTTAAAAGAAATGCAGCAGTATAGAGAAGGATTAAACGTGGATAGACTAGTTGCATTCTGTGCATTAGTGGCCTTTGCAAGAGTTCAGCAATCTAATAGAGGAATGCCACATAAGGTTGAAACTGAAACAAATCCTAGAATAAATTCGCAAAAGTCATCAAATTTGACTAAATTAGATAGAAGCCCATTTCGTAATTTAGGTAAATCTCACAGTAAAACAGAACAGAGATTACCTAGACAAGCATTTAGAAATTTAAAATAAACAACCTATGCCATTAGTAATAAACGCAATGCAAGCCAAGAAAGGTGTAAAAAGTGATTACACCAGAATGGGTACATTAACTCAGCCTATTCAATTCCTACCTAAACATCAGAAAGATGGTGAATGGGGATGTTGGAATATGGACTGGTTTGAGATGGAAGGTCTTAGACAACTAAGAAGAAATGCTAGAAAGCTTTTAAAAAACTATAAGATTGCAAACAGCATTATAGATAAAACAGATTATGTTGTAGAAGAAGATAATGAATATGCAGATCTAATTGATACATTAACTAGAGAAGATGTATCAGCATTAGAACTTAAGTTCTATCCTATTATCCCTAATGTTATTAATGTAATGGTTGGGGAGTTTGCAAAACGTACAGATAAAGTTCAATACGTCAGTACTGATCAAGCATCTTATAATGAAATGCTTGAAGCAAAGAGAGGAATGATTGAGCAAACTATAGTTAAACAAGCTGAAATGGAATTAGCAATGAACCTTATTAATCAAGGTGCAGATCCTGAATCAGATGAGTTTAAGCAAGCAATGTCACCACAGAACATTAAACAGTTACCACAGATTGAAGAATTCTTCAAGAAAGATTATAGATCAATGACTGAACAGTGGGCGGTGCATCAACATGAAGCAGATGTTGAAAGATTTAAAATAAAAGAATTAGAGACCAGAGCATTTAGAGATATGCTTATCACTGATAGAGAGTTCTGG